GCCACCCCCAAAGCCGGTTGGGCTACTTTAATCACGAAGGGTTTAACCCTGAGTGTTGTAGTCCTAACCCGGATTAACAGTCTTCACGTAAGTGAAGCTGCCGGACCGGTGGAGATGGCACCCACGCAGTGCATACGACTCCACCTTCTACAGAATATGTAGAAGTCGACAAGAAGGAACTCAATCTCATGTACCCTCACAGGATAGGCTGGTTTCGATGAGTATTCGTACTCGGCCTCAAGATACTGTACTTGTGGCCCCTCAGAGTATCTCAAGTTCTGGGATACCCGTTGGTCCTGACCAAACCTATACCTGGAAGGGTATTCAGTATACTGAATCGGAAGGTCATCCGCGTTCTCGCAAAACTGGCGATTACACGGAGGGCGGACCGTTTTTCTCGGTCCGTATACGCACTGAGGTTAACTCTGTGCGTGTGAACTTGAAAAATCCGAAAGATGGGACCACTTATGACGGTCCCATCTGGGTTTCTCTTGTTCCCACTAGCAATGGCGGTTTTGGGATACCCTCTAAAGATTCAAGTTATTTGGATCCTTATGGTGCCCAAGCCATTGCTGCTGTTGACCCTGGAAATCCCAACGCCGAAACCGGCGTTGCTCTAGGTGAGGTTCTTAGGGATAAGAAAGTTCCAATCCCTGGAATCCCAACTTGGAAAAACCGTACCGAAGTGGCCAAGGCCGCTGGTAGCGAGTTTTTGAACGCTACCTTCGGTTGGCTACCTCTCGTGCGCGATATGAAAAATACCGCTCAATCCGTAAAAGATGGCAACACGATACTTAAAAACTATCATGGTGCCTCTGGTACGAATGTACGGAGACGATTCCAGTTTCCGGATGAGACTACGGATGAATACGAAGTCGTCGGCTCCTCCATCCCATCAGGGGCTGGGGGAATCGGTAACAAAGTATTCAACGTCAAAGAGGTCACTCGACACAGGGAAACCCGTGTCAAGCGGTGGTTTAGCGGTGCTTTTACCTACTTGGCAAACACGGATAACGAAAGTTTCCGCAAATGCCTAGGGTATAACACCGACGCCGAGAAGCTGTTCGGCGTATCACTGACTCCCGATTTAGTTTGGGAGCTGACCCCATGGAGTTGGGCCGTTGACTGGTTTTCGAACGCTCAATCTGTTATTCATAACATTTCGAGTTTCGTACTAGCCGGCCAGGTTCTGCGATACGGGTACATTATGGAGGAAACCTCCATAACTGACACGTATACGATGCCTAACGATTGCGTTCGCGATCGTGAAGTATCGATCCCTCCTATCGTTGTTACCTACACGGTAAAACGCCGGAGAGAAGCGAACCCCTTCGGGTTTGGCCTCAAATGGGAAGGTCTTTCGCCTACCCAGTTGGCCATAACTGCCGCACTTGGAATTACTCACTTGCGGTAACAGTATACACTGTAACCATCAAATGGCAACCCTTCGTGGTTGTCAGTTAGGAGCATTGCCAAACCATGTTCTCAGAAACGCTGAAACCCAAATTCGACAATAGTACTGAAACTGAATGTCCCCGCATTTCTACGGGGGACCGTCAGTCTAGGTACCAGTCGGAAGACAGTACGAAATCTGTCGAGATCAGCACTCAGCTGACCAAGAAGAATCGTTACCGTCATGAGTTTCGGCTAAATCAAGCCAAAGTCACTGCCGATCCCTACGATACCTCGCAGAACATTGATGTTTCATGCTCTGCATTTATCGTCCTGGATCGTCCGGTGTCCGGTTATACGGCTGAAGAAGTCCGTAAACTGGCGGAAGGCCTTAAAGCCATCCTCACCGAAGCGAACCTGAAAAAACTACTCGCGAGTGAGTCCTAGGGTTTTTCCCTATGGACAATAAGGCTAAAAACCTTATATATATCGCTCTCGTTTTAGTTGTCCTATACTTTACCGCAATAATTGTATTATTGCACTAAGGTATCTTATAGGAAGGGAAAGGAGGAAAAGTAATTGTCTAAAAACGATTACAATTTCCAGACTCTCTTGGCGGTCCTCTTGATCATCGTAATGATTGCATCAATTGGATCGCTTGGAGCTTTGGTGGCTCTGCTGACTCTGATCACTTAGGTCATTGTCTTGTGGAGTCGAACATGATTGGCTAAGGAATATTGACCCCCGTTAGGAGGCATATTGAAAAGCCTGATCATGCTCTGGCAAAAGATAGCCGAAGAAATGGCTATCAGATGTTGCACTAGCGCTACCATGGACATTAAAACCGTCCAAGGTCGAACTAAACACGAGGGGATCTCGTTTTTAACGATATCCCTACCCTCTTTTGGTAAAGACTTCCAAAAAAGTCTAGACCAAGGGATTGTGAGTCGCAACTCATTCCAGGGTTTTTCCTGGAGTGGTGGTCTCCCCCGATTTCTCGGAGGTTTCCTCGACTCTGTGTTTAGTCGCGATAGTGGCGTGCTGATCGGTAAACCCTCTATAGAAGCAATCATCGCTATACGACAATTGACTTTGATCTATAGCAAGATCGAATTACCCTGTAGTGATACTAGGGTAAGACGAGCTATGCAGGGTTATATCGATTGTGACAAGGAGGTGAAAAGACGTGACTCTATTTTATCTCAGAGTGACTATTCTGAGTTTCATAGAATTTCTCGTCTTTTGTTTAGGTCACTATTCTCAGAATTGGATTATTCCATTTCACGAGAAGAAGTTATACCTAAACATGGTCCTGGAGCTACTGCCGATAAACTGATGGGAAACCAGAAGTATCGGCTTAACACCTGGACTGACCGTCTGCAAGAGGTATTCTCGTCTGAGAACTTCTTGCTCCCGAACCAGCGATTTGCTAGTTCGGACGGGATCACCTACCTGGAACCTGGTGCAGAGTTACCCACCCGGGTAATCACTGTACCTAAGACGCAGAAGACCCCGAGGATAATAGCCATTGAGCCGAGCTGGATGCAGTACACCCAGCAAGCGCTCATGGAGCCATTAGTCTCGAGTATTGAGAGCTCTTTCTTAAGCTCTTTTCTGGGCTTCTCAGACCAAGTCCCTAACCAGGATTTGGCTCGGATTGGCTCAGAAACTGGTCAACTAGCAACGCTCGATTTGAGCGAGGCTAGTGATCGGGTCTCCAATCAGCTCGTTCGTAAAATGTTGAGCGACCACCCACACTTGCTTCGTGCGGTGGAAGCTTGCAGATCGCGAAAAGCTGATGTGCCTGGACATGGCGTTATTCGCCTTGCCAAGTTCGCGTCTATGGGTTCAGCTCTCTGTTTCCCTTTTGAGGCTATGGTATTCCTTACCTTAGTCTTTCTTGGGATTGAGAAGGAGCTCAGCACGCGCTTTACCAGCAAAGCTCAGTTTATGAGCTATGCTGGCCGAGTGCGCGTCTATGGGGATGATATAATTATCCCCACGGACAATGTGGAAACCGTGATCTCATCGTTAGAGCACTTCGGTGCTTCTGTCGGTGAGTCCAAGTCTTTCTGGATCGGAAGATTCAGAGAGTCTTGTGGCAAGGAGTACTACGAAGGAAATGACGTTTCTATAGTCAAGTTCCGACGTATGCCTCCTCGTTCACGGCAGGACGTACAGGAGTGCATTTCATACGTCTCTTTTGCTAACCAGCTATTCCAAGCTGGGTGCTGGGAAACGGTGAAATGGTTGGACTCTCGGATCAGGAAGGTACTAAAGTACTATCCTGTAGTCCTCGAGTCCAGTCCTGTGCTGGGCCGCACCTCCTTTTGTGGTTATTTACACGAACGGACGTGCAATTCACTTCATAGACCTTTGGTTAAGGGCTACGTTGTGACTGCCAAACTTCCCAAGAATTCTCTTGGGGAGCACGGTGCCTTGCTCAAGTTTTTCCTTAAGCGCGGCGGACAGCCTTCCGTCGACGGAAAACACTTGGAACGTTCTGGACGTCCTCAAGCCGTCAACATCAAGCTGAGGTGGGCCCCTCCCTATTAAGGGAAGGGTAGGGCGATAGCCCTATGGGTGGTACTAGATCCGATTACCATTCTCGGACCATTTGTACCTAAC